GGCTGGCACCACCGCCGGCCTGCTGCAGCTCGCCGTCCGTGGCCGACGCCCGCCGGAGCCACTTCCAGGTGCCCGGCCGGATGCCGGCGTTCCGGACGACCACCCTGACCTGCTGAGCGAAGGTCTCGTGGCTGGCCGGCCACGGACACACCAGCGCCCGCGGACAGGCCTCTAGCGAAGCGTGAAAGGCGTCTAGCGAAGTCTCCGAGAGCCGGAACGTCACCGGCCTGCCAGTCTTGCTCTGCGTCCATGACGCCACGCCGTCGGGCCGCACGGCGGTCACCGGCAGGGCCACCAGATCACCCCACCGCAGCCCGGAGTCCCACGCCAGCCTCACGGCCAGGTCCCACCATTGCCACCTGGGCAAGCCGCACCGGTGGCGGCGTGGCAGCCTTCGGCACGCGACGAGCAGCTGCTGAACCTCGTCGTGCGTCCAGGCCTCGACAACGGGCCTGGGAGACCGTGCGACGCGGACCCGGCGCACGGGCGGCTCGCACCACCCCTCGTCGGCTGCGGCCCTCCAGAGGGCCAGCAGGTGGGCCCTTTTTGACCGGACGGTCGACGGCGCGGCGGTGGCCCCGTACTCCGCCAGGAACTGCTGGACGCTCCGCTCGTCTAGGTCGTGCAGGGGCACCGGCCCACCGGCCCACCGCTCGTAGAGGTGAGCGACGATCCGGTACTGCTCGAGCGAGTTGGCGCGGCACGGCCGGATGCCGGCGTAGTCCCGCGCCAGATCGCCGAGCGTCTGTGGTCCGGTCCGGCAGTACATCGTCCGCAAAACCCCTCATCTAAGCCCCCTCCATAAGGCTGGTCAGACCGCACATGATGACGCCCACGATTGGGGCGTCAAACAGGCCGCACAGACCACCCTGCCGACCCTCGGCACCCTTTGTCCGGGACTTCCCTAGAGCGTCGGTCTACGGAACCGAAGGTTGCAGGTTCGAGCCCTGCCGGGTGTAGTCGGCCCACGTCCAACCCTATGGCTGGCGTGGCGGCCGAGGCAACAAGGGAGGATTGCCACGATGGCAACGGTCAACGGGAAACGGGCTGGTGGAACCGGTCGCACCGGGCGGCCGCGGCAACGGACGCCGACGGCCTGGGGCCAACGCATCGACAAACTGGCCGAGCAGCGGGGCCTATCCAGACGCGAGTTGGCCGAGCGGGTTGGCATCAGCCCGGTGTCCCTCTGGCAGTTCCTGATGGGCGATGCAGGCCCCTCTTTGCAGACCGCTGGCCGGCTGGCAGATGTCCTTGGCGTGCCGCTTGACAAGTTGCGGTAAACGGCGGTTTTTTCCAAATTTGGCGCCACCTAAAAAGTCCTCTTGACGACTTTTTAGGTGGCGTCTAATCTCCCCCCCCGTCGAGGCCATGAGGGCGTCGCCGCAGGGAGGAGCAGGATGGTCGCAACCGGGCCGGCTTACACGGAGGTCGACAGTGCCACGATTCGCGCGCGTCACCGACAGGCAGCTTCGGGCCTGGGTGCTCAAGGGCCTGCCAGCTCAACGCATCGCCTCGCTGATCGGCTGCTCGACGGCCGAAGTGGCCCGGCGAGTCTCCGAGCTGTGGCATCAGGCCCAGGAGCGCGGCAACCAGACACCGCCGACCAAGTCGGAGATCCGACAGCGGTGCCTGGAGGTGCAGGCGACATGGAGCCCAGACGAGGAAGAGCGTCGGCGGGTGGGCCACTGCCGCGGACGGTGCGAAGCAACCGTCGTACCCGAATCACATCTGCGGCGGCTCGCGGCTGGCGGTCGCTGACCGACTGGCTCCACCGGATCACACGGTGCCACGCGCACCTCTGCGCCATCGTGCGGCTCTACGGCGACCCGGACCGGGCGCTGAAGGGTGCGAACAACTCGACCTACCACGTGCGGGCGGCGGCCGGTGATCCCAGCCTGCTGCACGACGCCATCACCGTCACGATCGACGAGCTGGTGGAGATCCGAGACGAGATCCAGCAGCACATGGACGCCACACCGGCGCGCACGACGGCGCGGCCGGGCAGCAAGGACAAGCTCGACGAGCTGGCACGCCGCGCGGAGCGGGGCGAGTCGCTGTTCGTCGCAGGCGATGCGGAAGGATGCGCGACACCTGATGGATCAGGTGCGTAGTCAGGGACTGACGTTGGCCGGTCGGCGGTGATGGAGTGCCGCCGGCCGTCATGAGGAGGCTTCGATGCTAGTTCTGAGCCGCCAGGAGGGCGACCGGATCGTGATCCCACGCGCTCGCGTGGAGATCGTGGTCCAGGAGATCGCCGGCAACACGGTGCGTCTGGCATTCCGGGCACCGCGTGAGCTGGAGATTTTTCGAGCGGAGATATGGACGCAGATGTGTTTTGACGACTGGGACGACGGCGACGAACCAACCAACGAAAGGGACGAAAAATGAAGATCGTGAAGGGGAGGCAGAAGCGGCCGACGAAGACCGTGTTGTACGGCGTCGAGTCGATCGGCAAGACGACGCTGGCATCGCAGTGGCCGCGGCCGCTGTTTCTCGACGTCGAGGATGGCACGGCCAACTTCGACGTGGATCGCGTGCGGTGCAAGGACTGGGAGTCGCTGAAGGCGGCCGTCACCGAGCTGGCAGTGGACAACCCAGAGGGTTACCAGACGGTCGTGATCGACAGCGTCGATTGGGCCGAGCGGCTGTGCGGTGAATGGCAGTGCAAGAAGGACGGCAAGGCGTCGCTGGAGGACTACTCGTACGGCAAGGGCATCGTGATGCTGGCCGAGCACATGGCCCGGTTCGTGGAGAACCTCGACAACCTTCATGCCGCCGGTCTGCACGTAGTGCTGATCGGTCACAGCGACGTCAAGCGGTTCTCGCCGCCTGACCAGACGGACGGGTACGACAGGTACGAGCTTCGACTGAAAAAAAGCGTCGTGTCGCTGTTCAAGGAGTGGTGCGACGCGCTGTTGTTCTGCAACTTCCGCACCCGCGTCGTCGAGGGCAGCGACGGTCGGAAAAAAGCCATCGGCGGCAAGGAGCGGATCATCCATGCGGAGAGGTCCGCATCGTGGGACGCGAAGAACCGGTTCGGTCTCGACGAGCAGTTGCCCATGACCATCGACGCCTTGGCCCCGCTGTTCGACGGCACGGGCGCGAAGGCCCCGGCGGACACCGATCTGTACGACCAGGTCGTCCAGTACATCGCCGACGCGAAGAACGTTCGCACCCTCGGCAAGATCGGCAACCGCATCGACGAGCTGCTGTCGACCGAGCAACTGTCGAGCGATCAGTGGTCGGCGTTGACGGATCTGGTCAACGCCCGGCGAGAGGAGCTGAAGCCGAGCACGGAGGTGGCCAATGGGTGAGCTGGGCGTTGATTGGCGGCGGCAGTCCGCAGAGCGGAGCGAGCAGATGGTGGCGATCGTGGAGGTGTGCAGGAAGTGGAACATCGGGCGGATCTCAACGCCGACGGCGATCGAGAAAATCCGCGAGGCCCTGGAACCAGTGATCGTCCGCGTGGGCGGTCAGACACATACACCGGAGGTGCAGTCATGAATTTCGATCAGTGGTGGAACTGGGACGAGGAGCCGCGTGGTGCGGTTGTTGACCACGGCCACACGCAGAAGCTGGCGGACGGTCGTCACACGGGCGACATCGTGTCGGCCAAGATCGAGAACAAGAAGTTCAAGGTGACCGACGACAACCCGACCGGGACGTGCCTCGTCGTGACGTGGTCGAAGCAGGGCTACTACCCGGTGGAGTCGATCGTGCCGCTGAACTGGCGCGGTTTGATCGAGGCGATCTGCAGGGCCGCCGGCGTGGCGCCTCCGCAGCGCGGCCAAGAGTGGGACGAAAAGGCGCTGGTGGGACGGGTGGCAACGATCGACGTGGAGAACGTCCAGGCACCGAGCGGCAAGGAGTACCAGCGGGTGACCAAGTGGTACCCGAGCCCACAGAAGCCGCTGCCGCCGGCGGAAAAAGCACCCCCCCCGGTCAAGCGTTCACCGGCACGGACGCCTGCCGCCAAGGCACACGCCGAGTTCAAGGAGCACGCCGATGCCGACGACATCCCGTTTTGACGACGCACGCACCATCGAGTTCCTCGGAGGCCCGTGGTGCGGAATGAAATACACGCCGAGCATCGGGGAGCAGTACCCAGCCAACATGCACATGACGTGGGGCGGCAAGTTGCATCGGTACGACCTTCGCCTCGTTGGTGCGGTGTACAGGTTCGAGCACGTGGGATTGGCATTACCAGATGGAGCGGAGATTAAGTGACATGCCAGAGCGAGTGCGCATGGACGTGGAGCGGATCGAGAGTTTTTACAAGGAGGGCATGACATGCCGGCAGATACAGGAACGGACGGGGCACAGCAAGTCGGCTGTATGGGCGGCTCTGAAGCGGCTGGCCAGAAGGTCTACAGCAGCTGGCGCAGCGACCGCATCGACGTTGACCGCGACGGCCGGTGGTCGTGCATGATCGGCGTCACGTTTGGCACGATCGAGATGATCGGCGACCGGCCCCTGGTTCGGCACGGTGCCACCTACGAGGACTTGGGCGAGCGGTGGTACACGACCGAAGCGGCGGCCCGCGCCGCCCAGGCGGACGTGCTGGTGGACATGGCAACCGGCTTGCTCGAGCAGGCGCTTCGGCTGCGGGAGGCGGCGAAGTGAGCGACACAAAGACCGAGCCGCGGATCGGGTACGTCGTGGAAGTCGAGCCGCGCATGAGCGGCGACGTTGTGGTGCTGATTCACCAGTACGAGCGTGAGGGGACGCCTGGATGGTTCCACACCAAGCACGAGGCGATTGCCGACGCTGCCAAGCGTATGTCTCGACTGGCCCACGAGCTGATGCGACGTGCGGACGCCATGACCAAGGACGGACGAGGCACATAGCACACGAACGGCCCGCCCTGGCCGCAGCGGCTGCCGTCAACACGGCCGCATGGGTCGCCACCGCACTTTAGAGGCGCGTATCAGTGCAGTCGGGGCCGGTGTTCGTTCTCCATCGGTGACTCGACCGGACGCCGCACGTCACGCGGCAAATACATGGCCAGCGGCAAGGTGCCGGTGGTCGGGATGGTGGGTTTGAGAGCAAAGGAGGCCAGTGATGGCTACGAAGACGAAGAAGGCCGAGACGAACGGGCACACGAACCGGATCGAGGACGTGCTGAACGGCATGGTGGCGGACCAGGCGGTCCGCGTCACGGCTCCAAACTTCCGCACTGCGGAGTTCAAGGTCGTCGGCACTGCGCCGTACGTGCAGCTCGCGTTCGGCGAGAAGGCCCGGAACATCCTGCGGGCGAATCACGCCGCCGGGTCGACGGCCAAGAAGGGCAAGAAGCGGGAGGCCAAGGACTTCGACGGCCTCTTCATCGCTGCCCAGCACATCAGCCAGGAGGGCTGGTCGGGCATCCCGGCCAGCGCCTTCCGGCACGCGATGGTCGAGGCCTGCACGCTCGTGGACTTCCACAAGACGAAAGCCAAGAAGGCGGTGTTCATCGAGCCGCAGGGCTTCGACAAGTCGGAGGGCCAGCCGCTGGTGCGGATCCACGGCACCCCGAAGCACGTCGAGCACACCGTGCGGAACGCGAACGGGCAGCCGGACATCAGGGTCCGGGCGATGTTCGATGCGGGGTGGACGGCCACGCTCCGCGTCACGTTCGACGCCGACCTGTTCACCCTGACCGACGTCAGCAACCTGCTGATGCGGGCCGGGATGCAGGTGGGCGTGGGCGAGGGTCGGCCGAGTTCGAAGAACGGGATCGGCATGGGCTGGGGCACCTTCAGCATCGAGAGGAGTGAGTGATGACGGAACGGCGTCAGCAGATCAACGAGGAACTGGAGCAGATCCGCCGTGCAAACGGCGGACTGCTCCGGCCCGAGGAAGTGGTGAAGTTCGCCCGCAACAAGCGGACGGCACTGCACCAGGAGTTCGAATGGGACGACGCGAAGGCGTCGGCGGAATACCGGCTCGAGCAGGCACGGAAGGTGATCCGTGTCGCAGTCGAGCTGCTGCCGTCGCCGCACTCGGACCAGGATCCCATTCGGGCCTACGTGTCGGTGGTCAGCGACCGCGTGCAGCCCGGCGGCGGGTACCGCGCGATCGGTGACGTGATGACCGACGACGACCTGCGCACGGAGCTCGTCAACGAGGCTCTGGGCGAGGTCAAGCGGTGGCGGAGGAAGTACGAGCGGCTGCGTGAGCTCGTGCCGATCTTCCGCGCGATCGACAAGGTGGAGGCCAAGCAGGAGGCGGTGCCTGCGTGAACGCGGCAGGCGAGGCCGGGTCTGGCGCGGCGCGGCTGGGTATGGCGCGGCAGGCGCGGCTTGGTGTGGCATGGCGCGGCAAGGCAGGCAGGGCCGGGCAAGCAGCGGCGGGGCGAGGCCGGGCACGGCAGGCAAGGCGAGGCGCGTCCTGGCTGGGCCAGGCACCGCTAGACGCGGCGAGGCGTGGCAGGCATGGCGCGGCATGGCGCGGCCGGGCACGGCTGGTCGCGGCGCGGCAGGCATGGCGAGTCAAGGCGCGGCTGGGCGAGGCGCGGAGCGGCGTGGCAGGCTCGGCGTGGCGAGGCAGGGCGTGTCGCGGCACGGTCCTGGCTCGGCAGGCTGGGCACGGCTCGGCATGGCGCGGTGCGGAGTGGGATGACGTGGCGAGGCAGTCATGGAGAGGCAACGCACGGTGCGGCGCGGTCAGTCGCGGCGCGGCAGGCAAGGCAAGGCCGGGCGCGGCTTGGCAAGGCAGGGCATGGCACGGCGCGGCGAGGCACGGCCCGGCATGAAACGGCACGGCAGGCATGTAACACGACCACACCCCCTACGCCACTGTTCTACCGGCATCTACAAACGGTGAGATATGCCTAACCGATGGTTGACCAGCACTGAGGTGGCGATGTTGCTCCGCGTCTGCCCCGCCACGATGTCGCAGTGGCGGTGGCGGAAGCGTGGGCCAGCGTTCGTCAAGCTCGGCCCGCTCGTCAGGTACGACGAGCGTGAGGTGCGCAAGTACATGCGCGACCCGGCAGGGTATGAGGCACGGAGGTGACCTATGGCCGGTGACTGGCTCAAGATGCGGCACGACCTCCCGGACGACCCGGCCGTGATCCGGCTGGCGTCGCTCCTCGAGATCGACGAGGACGCCGTCGTCGGCAAGCTCTTCCGGCTCTGGTGCTGGGCGGATCGCCACACGGCCGACGGCCATGCTGCGGGCGTGGGTCTGGGCTGGGTGGACAGGATGGCCAGGTGCGACGGGTTCGGTGCCGCCCTCGTCAGGGTGGGCTGGCTGGTCGAGTCCGACGAGGGGCTGACGCTCCCGCGATTCGACCGGCATTGCAGCGACACCGCCAAGGCACGGGCCCTCGACGCGGCCAGAAAGGCCGATATTCGTGGGCGAAACGGCAATGTCCGGCCGTCGTCCGGTTCGCAACCGGACAGAATTCGGACAGGACCGGGACCAGAGAAGAGAAGAGAAGAATATCCTCCTCCTCCGCGCGATGCTGTGCAGTCCCGGAAGGCATGGGCCACCCTGCGGGCGGCCTGGGCGGCCGGCCCCGGCCGGCCGTGGACGCCACCCGAGCCGCCTGACGGCCTCGCGGACCGCCTGGCCGAGGACGGCTGGCTCGAGGAGGCGGTGGAGGCGATCGGCCGGCTCAAGGCGTGCCGGTTTTTCAAGACTCCCCCGACCCTGATCCAGTTTGTGAAGGCGGGCTTTGTCCGCCGGGTGCTGGGCGGCCAGTACGACGAGCCGCGGGCCGAGCGGCCCGCAGGTGGGCCGGCGGACCCGCCCAAGCGGCAACTACCGGCCGACTTCACGGCGGCCGTGCGGGCCACGCAGGCGGCCATAGACGCCAAACGACGGGAGGCATCATGAGCACGCTATCCGATCGACTCGCAGCCGCCGCACAGGCCACGTTCACCGACGAGGCCCGCCTGGCCGTCGAGGAGGCGGCGGTGCGGATCGCTTGGTTGGAGGCGCAGTACGAGCTGTGGAAGCAGATGCACGACTCCCAGCTGCACATGCACCAGGTCGACATGCAGCTCAGGCGCGACCTCGAGCAGCGGGTGAAGACATTGGAGGCCAGCCATGGGCAGGACAAGCCGTGAGAAGGGCAAACGTGGCGAGCGTGAGTGCGCCGCCGAGCTGGCCGCTGTGCTCGGCGTGACGGCGAGGCGTGGCGTGCAGTATCACGGCGGGCCCGACTCGCCCGACGTCGTGCTCGAGGGCGTGCCGATTCACGTGGAGTGCAAGCGCACAGAGCGACTGGACCTGTACGCTGCGGTGGATCAGGCGCGTGACGAGTGC